CCCTATACGATGCGTGCCATCGCATAGGGGTCGAGCATGCACGCGCTCAGCACCGCGGCCTCGGCGTCGAGGTCGTGCGGCGGCGTGCGACCCGAGGGGTCGCGCATCGGTGGCAGGAGGCGCAGTGCCGCGGCCATCACGGAACCTCATTGCCGGCCCCTGCCTGCCCCGTAGGTGCGTCCGCGACCTCCGGTGGCGGGGGTGGTAGCTGGGCAGCGTCCTCGTCGCGTCCTGCGGTCGTTTCGTTGAGTGGGTCGGTGAGGTACTTCGGCCGCTTCGAGAGCGAGAGCTGGCGCAGTGTCTCGCCGAAGGCCTTCGCCTGCTCGCTCATGAGCGCCTGCTGCTCGGGGGTGAGCGGCGGCGGATCCTCGGGCTCGGGGCTCACCTTGGGCGCGGTCCGTTCCCGGTACGGGACAGCGTGACCGCGCCGGATGTCCTCCAGCACCCAGTTCCTGAACGTCGCTTCCCAGTCGAGCTTCACGCCCTCTTTGCCCGGCTTCGCGAGGAAGTGGTTCCGGAACCGTTCCAGGCTCGCGCTGGCGTCGACGCGCTCCTGAGTCCTGAACCTGTCCAGCGTCGGGGCGCTCGGCGTCCAGTCGGGCGGCAGCCGCGTCCCGCTGCGCCTTCGCGGCGCCTCCGGGGACGGGGTCAGCGCCGGCGGCGCGCACACCCCACCGATAGGTGGGGTTAATTGGATCGGGATCGGGATCGGGATCGGGGCTTCGTTTTGCTTCGTTTCTGCTTGCCCGTCTGCTTGGCCCTCTGCTTCGTCCCTGCTTCGTTCCTGCTTCACCTCTGTTTCGTTCCTGCTTCCCTCCTGCTTCGCCTTACGTACCTCGCCGCTCCTGACGCCACCCATCTGCCCGGCACGTCGTTTAGCCTCGTAATGTTTCAGTCTTTCGGCCTCTACCTCGGCTTTCGTAGGCTGGTAGTCGGGCCAGTCGTGGTACCGCCAACCGTCGCCTTCGACGGTCCAGAGTCCGGCGTCGACTAGCTCCTGCGCCAGTCGCTCGGCAGTCCGATGACCCTTGGCGTACTGCACCGCCTTGCTTCGCGACACGAGTCCGTCTGTCAGCCGTCTGCTACAGAACGAACCGCATAGGGTCCAGAGGCCGATCGCCGCGAGGCTGAGCCCCTGCGTCTTTGGGTGGTCATCGAAGTGGTCATCCACCTTGAACCAGGGCATCAGAACATCCCTCTCGTCAGGTCGAACGGGTGGCGGAGGAGGTCCGCGCGCAGTACGAAGACGCGCGCGAGCCGGGGGACGGCGGCGAGGAGGCGGCGCAGTCGCTTCACTTCACCCTCACGCCCCACTCGGCGACCGTGCGCGCGAACGCGCCGAGCGCCTCCTCTCCGATCGGGTAACGACGGAGCTCCGCGAAGAGCAGGTGCGCCGGCGGCCACCCGCCCGCGCTCATGGCGTACACCCGGACGGCTTCGGCTTGGACGAATGGCGCCAGGAACGCCTCGCCCGACGCTCGGCTCACGATGACGTCGAGTGACAGCTCGTCACCGGGCAGCTTGCGAGAGCACCATCGCTGCGAGCCATCGGGCATCTCCTCGCGCCTGGCATCGGGGAAGCGGCGCGCGACCTCCGCGAGCGATGCGCCGATGCGGCCATTGTCTTCCACGCCTTCCTGAATCGAGTAACCGCTCATCGACGTCCCTCCGTGTTCAGGTCGAAGCCGCGCCGCCGTCGACCATGTTGCTCGCCTACGACATGTCCCCGAGCGGCATCGCCACGCCGAGGTACCCCGGCGACGTGATGACCAGCGGTTGCAGCCTCCCGTAGAACGCGAGGTCGACGCGATCGCCCTTCGCGGGCGTGAGCGCCGTCAGCAGTACGCCGCTCGAGAAAACGGTTTTCCAGCTCCCCTCGCCCTCGGCGGGGATCTCGTCCGAACTGTCAGCGTGCTCGCCGACCGAGGACAGACGCATCGCGCTGTCTCCGAAGGCCAGCGCGACCTCGTCTCGCTTCTTTCCGCTCGTCGCCAGGCTGACGGCTTTGATGGTCTCGACGAAGGCCGCGTACGAGATCGAAGACGGCTTGCCGCCGGTGAGCTGGTCTAGCACCTGGTCGACGTTCGCGGCCTCGGTGGCGGAAAGCATCACGCTCAGCCGGTGCCTCGGCGTGGAGAACCGCAGGCGCGACGCCGTCGATGCCAAGGCGCAGCCGACGAACTCCTCGTCCTTCAGTGACTTGGCGATGAGGAGAGCGCTGGCGAGCGGCAGCGGCGCGCGCAGTTTCAAGCCCATCTCGCACGTCGCGCTCGAGCGCAGAACGACGTGGCCGTTCGTGGCCGTGACGCGCAGCACGCCGTTCTTGGCCTCGACGAGGATGATGTTGCGCACGTTCGTTCCCGGGTCGGGGTCGGCGCCGCCGCGCACGCGTTCGATCATCTCCGCGAGCTCGCCGGAGCCGACCGCCACGGGCTCGCCGTCCTCGGCCGCGCCCATCGGCGGTGGGAACTCGTCGGGCGCGCGGCATGTGAGCGTGTGCCTGCGCTTCGCGCCCACGCCGCGGAGCTCGAGGCGTAGATCCTTCACTTGGAAGTGCACGGCGCCCTCGGGCAGCGTCTTCACGCGCTCGTAGAGATCGAGCGCGGGCGCGGCGATGGTTCCCGCGGCGCGGACCTCGGCGTCGTAGTTCGACTCGAGCTCGGCCTGCATGTCGGTGGCGCGCACGACGAGCTTGCCTTCGCGCGCGGTGATGAGCGCGCACGTGAGAATCTGGTGCGGCGTGCGCGTTTTGGTGACGGCTAGCGTGCGCTCGATGGCGGCGAGGATGTCTTTGCGGGCGGTTGTAAACTCCATTACGCAGCTCCTTTCGAGGACAGCCTCTCGATCTGGACTTCGAGCGAGGCGATGCGATTTAGAAGCGCGCGACGTTTCGCTCGCTCGTCCTCGATTGTTCGGTAGAGGCCGGATATCTCTGTTTTCCCTGCCTCGATGACGGCCATGGCCTCGACCAGCGCGTCCTCGTGCTCTGCCAGCTTGACGAGCGCCTCGCGGAGCTCGTGCTCGAGCGCATAACCCGTCGGGTGCCCCCGGTCGTTGCGCAGCTCGAGGACGCGAAGGTCGGCAGCCGTGCGGTGACTGGGCGGAATCATGAAGTCGGACACGTAGGCCTCCTACTCGGCGGCGTCGCCGGTCTTGGGTTGCAGTAGCGATAGGAAGTCGGTCTGCCGGACCGTTGCGGCCTCGCGCAGGTTCTCGGCCGCGGTGCGGAAGTACGACTCTTTGAGCTCCGTCCCCACGTATCGGCGCTGCATCTTGAGCGCCTGGTATCCGGTCGAGCCCACGCCGTTGAACGGGTCGAAGACGACGTCGCCGGGGCGCGAGTAGAGCGTGAGGCACCGCTCGATGATGGGCAGCGGCAGGGGGCAAAGGTGCTTCTCGTCCTTGTCCTCGCGCACGGCCTTCACGTTCAGGACGTCGGTGAAGTCGATGTCGCTCCACACGGGCGACGCCCATCGTTGCCACTGCTCGAGCGGGAAGCTCTCGTGCGTGTGGCTGACGGGCGCGACGAGCGCGGCGTCGGCCTCGGTCTCGGGCCAGCGGCGGAAGACGAGTATGAACTCCGCCATCCCCGCGCGCGAGAACGTGGAGTCCGTGCGCAGCTGCTTGTAGAGCAGCCCGTGCGCCTTCGTCTTCTGCATCTCGGTGACGGGGTCGCGCCAGATGGTGACGTGCGAGTGGAACGCGAAGCCCGCGGCCTTGTGGACTCGAATCAGGTCGCCCGGGAAGTCGCGCAGGCCCGCCATGCCATCGCGGTTCGCGTAGTTCACCAGGTGCTTGCAGTGGACGCACACGAGGCGTCCAGGCCGCATGAGGCGGTGCAGCTCTTTGACGAGGAAGGCGTATTGCGCGAGAAACTCCTCGTCGGACGCGCAGTTGCCCATGTCGCGCTCGGAGTCGCTGTACGTGTACAGGTTTCCGAACGGCGGGCTGTAGACCGCGAGATCGATGCTCTTGTCTGGCATCTGCCGCGTGATCTCCACGCAGTCCCCGCGGTACAGCGCCCAACCTTGGCCGTGGGCTTCTTCGATGACGTTCATGCACTCCTCCGTTCGTCGGTCGCGAGCCACGCCGGCAACTTCGCCGACGCATTGGCGATGTACGGCGCGCGCCGGTTGTCTTCCTTCGCCTGATGCCTGCGCATCGCCTTGAACATCTCGGCCTTCATCGAGTCGTGCTCGGCGGCCTTGCGGAGGAGGACGTCCCAAACGCCCGTCTCCGTCTGCGCCATGACCACGTGCGCCTCGACGGCCTGGCGCTGGCCGAAGCGCCAGCACCGGCGCACCGACTGATAGAAGGCCTCATACGAGTGCGAGACGCCGATGAACGCCATGCGCGCGCAGCGTTGAAAGTTCATTCCCATCCCGGCAATGCGAGGCTTCGTGAGGAGCACGCGCACCTCGCCGTCGGCGAAGCCGAGTAGCCGCTCCTCTTTCTTCTCGAGCGCGTCGCTGCCTCGCACCTCGACGGCGGCGGGCAGCACGGCTCGCAGCGCGTCGGCCTCGTAGTCGGTGTCGCACCAGATGAGCCATTGCTGTCCGGGGTCGGCGTAGACGAGCACTGCCACCTTGCGCGCGCGCGCCTCGGCCGTGAGCCTCTTCTCTCGGTGCAGGCTCGTCGCGCTCATGTCCGGGATGCGGAAGAGCATGTCGCCTCGCCCCTCGACGATGTCGGCGTCGACGACGTGACGCACGGTGCGCAGCTCGGGGAGTACGTACCCCTCGTCGCTATGCCCCATGTCGCTCGGTCGGCCGACGCAGCACGCCCAGCTCGATACCCAGTCCCAGAAGGGAGCGACCGCGTGCTTCTTCAGCCGGTACGTGCCGAACGTCGACTGGTCGCTGATGAACCAGCGGGCGATCATCTCGTGCGACGTGAGCACGCCGAGGAACTCGCTATGGTTGCCGAGCTGATCGCCCGCTGGTTCATCAGCGACCAGTC